ACCGACTCGCCCGGGGCCCGCTCCGCACCTTCCGACGCTAGCCATTCGCCGACGCCGATCAACCGAGTCCCCAAAGCATGAGCTTGGGGTGTGGTATCGAGTACGCCGCGTGCGAGATCGATGGTCGCGTTGGCGGCATCGAAGGCCAGGACGGTAACGGCCTCTGCAATCGCCCCACTGGCATCCACCAGATAGGCGTAGTCGCCCTCGGCCAGTCTCTCCGGCTGGCTGATGGCCGTCACCGGCACGCCGATGGCATCGACCTCACTGGCTGGCAAGGCGGCATCGAGCATGAGCAGCGGCGCATAGTCCTCGCCCACGACGGAAGTGAGGTCTCCGCCTGAGGTGCCGGTAGCCAGTTGCCAATTCAGCTGCCCGGTGCCACCGGCAGCAGCCAGCGCACCAAGATAGGTGTCCGTGTCGGTCAGGTAGGCCAGATCCGCACGCGACAAGCGCCGGGCCAGTTCCCAATACGGCACCTCGACGGCCAGCACCAAGGCGGGCGGCAAAGGTTCGATGGTCGGCTCTTCGACGTGGGGTGGCGGGGGTGACAGCACGGTGTTGCTCATGCCGAACACATCTTCCATCGCTTCGATGCGCCACTCGGCCGAACCCAAAACGCCGGTATCGATGCCGGTCACGCGCACCACCATCTGATCCACACCCAAGCGCGGCCAGTTCAGCAGGAACACGTCGCCGGGCAATGGCGCACGCTCCAGCGTGTCGCGTGCCACGGTCAGACTCATCCGGGCCAGTGGCGAACCCAAGGCACGCAGGTCACGCAAGGCCAGCCGGGCAGCCAGCGGCCCGTAGTTGACGCCCGGGTAGTCGCGGCGCTGATTGATCACGCCGCCTTGCAACTGGATGGCGGCCAGGTTCTCGACCGTGACGGTGGCATCACCACCGGTTTGCCAGTCGGTGTAGACCACGGTCAGTTCGTTGGGTAGCTCGCCCCACTGGGCGCGCTCGAAGCGTTCCAGCCGCACGATCTCGTCGGGGCCCAACTGCGGCAGGCTGTCGATCCAGTAGTCGTCGCGCAGCAGCTTGAGCTCAAACGTGCCTTGCTCCGGGTCGGTGTAGAGGATGCCGCCAATGTGGTCGATGACCTGGCCGATGAAGCTCTCGATGGGCTGCTGGCGCGTCCAGATCAGATTGAGGCCGAAGCCTTCGCTCGACAGGGCCCATGCCGCGTTCCAGAAACTCCAGCCGATGGTGCTCTGCGGATAGCCCATACCCCAATGCGGATCGGTGAGGCACTGCACCAGAATGTGCGCCGGGTTCATGCCGACGCTGATTTCCTGGCCTTCGTCTTCATCCCAGGTGCGGACTTCGGCATTCCATTCCATCCACGGCGCATCGAACCAACCCGCCGTGAAGCGCCGGACGCGCACTGCCCACGGTTTGATGTAGGGGTTGTTGGCTGCGAACAGGATCTTGCGTGCCACCAAGGACAGCACGCCCCGAAATGCCGGAATGGAACTGCCGAGGCGACTCATCAGGTAGTCGTTGCGTCCTTGCCCGGCACCACCTGCCAGCACATCGATGGTGCCGACCACGCCGCCTTCGCGCTCGTCGCCGCCAAACAGCGTGGGCTTGTTGATCGAGAGGCTGCTCAGCCCGTGGCCGCTTGCCAGCGGCGCACGGTCGGCATCCCCCCACGCGGTACGGTCGCCCATCTGGATTTCCTGCACGGCATCGACGGGACCCTGGCACAGCACCAGATGCAGGCCCATGCGGTAGCGGTAGCCGACGGTTTGCTTCTTGCTGCTGCCACCCATCAGTGCATCTCCTGCCGGGTACGCGCGTGCTCGACCACGCGCAGCGCCATCGCGTCATTCGTGGCCAGCAGGGTTTCGGCATCAAGTCCCTTCCGCAGAAAGGCGCGGAAGTCCAGGCCATGCCGCTCGAACCATGTACGCGAGCCGTTCACGCACAGGCCGACGGCGCGCACGTCGTCGATGGTGACGATCACGCTGGTGCTCATTTCTTGCCGCCTTTCTTGCGGATCGGCTCGGCTGCGAGATCGCCGTACCAGACCACGTTGGCGCCGCGCAGCAGCACAGTGCCGAACACGACAGGAATCGGTCGGCCTTCTTCTGCGGTGGGGGCATCGACGTCGGACAGCGATGCCGGTTTGGGTTCGGGCGGTTTCGGTGCGAGAGCGACCGAAACCAGCGCCGCCACCACGATGACGACGATGTACCACATGGTGATTTCTCCAGGGATTCAGAACACGCCGGTCGAGAACGGGTTTTTGCTCGGGATGGCGGGAAAGCCGCCGTAGTTGTCGAGGTTGCCGAAGCGGGATGCGCACGTTTGCGTGCTGTGATCGCAACCAACCGTCAGTTGCACCTCTGTGCCGGGTTCGATGGCGACGGGATAGAGCAACTCCACGCCGCTGCCGAAGTCACTGACGATCATGTGGCGCGCACCCTCCGGGGTTTGCAGCCAGCCACCGGCCAGGCCGCCGCTGACCCCGCCCGGGACACCACCATCGAGTTCGACACTGCGGCCATAGACCTCCAGGACGAAGGCGCTGGCTGTCATCGGCGCAGCCCCGCAGGCCGTGGAATACAGAACGTGGGAGCACTTGCGGCTGTAGAGCCGCCGCAATCCGATACGTTTGAGACTGACTTGCGCCGACTCGCAGCGAACGCGAGCGACATCGTCAGCGACTTCGACGCCCAGCACCCGGCCCATCCAGCGCGTACCTGAGATCCACCAGTAGTCGCCCCACGTGTCTCGTCGTCCGATACGCAGGGTGATCGAGGTGGTGTCGCCGGTCAGCGAGTTGGCGAGCAGATGGCGCACGAGATCGCAGCTCGGCGGCAGTTTCAGATCCAGCCCAGCCTTCGCAGCTTCAGCTCCCAGCGTCAGTTCGTTGCGTTCGATGGGCAGGCTTGCGTACAGATTGCCATCCAGATCAACGTCGAATTCGTGCGGCGTCAGGTAGAACTGCGCGCTGTTGCTGGCGAAGGCGTAGAGCTCGACTTCCAGCAAGGGGTTCTGGCTCATCGCGCTTACTCTCCCTCGTAGGTTTGACGATCGTTGCCGCGCGGTTCGGGCAACTGACGCGCGGTCAGGGTGATCTCCAGCAGCGTCGGGCTGTGCCAGTACAGATCGATGGCGTCGTGGTCGAGTCGGCAACGCACGAGGCGAATGACACGGCTGCCTTCGGGCACCCAGTCGTCGAGGCCTGAGCGCAGCACCAGCACACCGCCCTGATCCAGATGGCAGGTCGCCGTCAGGGCGTATTGCCGATAGCCGTCTGGATGCACGATCAAGCAGGCGGCGGGACGGTGCCAGAACGCGGAGACGTCTTTGCCTTCCACGCGCAGGAAGCCATCTTCTGGATCGGCTTCGACGCTTATCCACAGAATCGGGGCCAAGCCATCTGGCAGCCAGAAGGCTTCCAGACGACCTTGGGTTTGCCACAACCGCGCCCGCCAGATCTCGATTTCATCGAGTGCGCTGGCCAGATAGCGGCGCTGAAAGGTGGCGGTCGACCACGGGTCGTCCCGGCGCACCCACGGATCTGCAGGGGATAAATCCTGGCGGGTGATCGTGGCTTGTGCTGCGACCGTCGGATCGTCACGCCAATTGCCATCCGGCCAGACCGGAATCTCGTCAAGCCATGGGTCATCGAGGACATCTTGGTCGGGCAATGGCGCAGGCTGGATCTGTGTGGGGACGTTGCCGCCGACCATGCCGGGTACCCACTGCGAGAGATCCGCCGGATCGATGGCCTTACCCCACACCAAGGGCATGATGGTGCTGCCCACGGCTGCGGCGCGTGCCAAGGGCTCCGTCAGCCACAGCAGATCGCTTTCCACATCGCTGAGTTGGGCGATCTGCCAGCCATCGGCGGCGATGATCAAAATCCAGCGGCCATTGTTCTCAGTTTCCTGCCAGCCCTGCACACCGTCATAAGTCAGATGCACATTGGCCGAGAGTGGCCCGAACTGTCGCCCGTCAGCTTCGGTCACATTGAGTGCCAGTGCGCCACGTTCGCAGGACTCGGTCAGGTGCACCGCGTACTGCGGCAGCGGCCACAGCGCCATTTGACCGAGATGATCGGCCAGCCAGTCGGCCACCAGGGCATCGGTCTGCCGGGCGTTACCCACCTTGTAGGTGAGCCAGCGCCGAGGAACGCGTCGCCGTGCCTGGCGGGATTCGTTGCCACTGGCCAGCCGCGTGACGCTGGTCTGCCACTCCAGTCGTTCCACGAGGGGCTCTATCCAATCATGGCGGAAGGCAAACACGCCGCGCTGCGCATCCGGCCAAGGCTGGTCGCCAAAGGCATCCATACCGGTGGCGACGATGGCGCTTGAGGCCGTATCACGGCGCAACACTTCGACCAGAAAGGTTGGTGCATCGATGGGTGGCCAGGGCCCCGCCAAGGATTCCGCCAACAGGCTGGCCGCCAGATTGGGCGGCAGCGGAGCGACAGCTGTTTCCGGCGTGAAGCTGGCTGCGCTCGCCCCGAAGGTGGCGCGCGAGAGCACTTCACCCTGGAAGGCGGGCAGTTCGCTTCCAGGCGTCGGCTTGCTGGAAACCTCCGCGAGGTCTTGAACGACGACGCGATCCGTCATGCCGACTCCACGCCGAACTCAGCGGCATTGAAGGCTGCCTCCGTCCACTGCACGTTGCCGTTCGGATTACGCTCGAACAGCGTGCTCTGCCACGCCAGTTGCTCCTGCAGAACGATGTCAGTGCTGACGGCGGTCTGCGCGCCACTGACTACGAGGCCTTTGACCTTGCCCAGACCGGCGTCGGTCTTGCGGGCCAGCATCGTGAGCTGGACGCCATAGATGGCGGGCGTGGCCATCACCGGCAACGGCTCGACATCGAAGGACTGGCGCAACCCCACGTTCGGTGCATTGATCGCCGTAGCTTCGTCCTCGTCGCTCACGGCTTCCCATGCGGCGGTACCGACCGGGCTGGCCGTCCACTGGTTCAGGCTGCCATCGGCCTGTGCCTGCAAGGCATCGACGCGCACATCACCGAGGAAGGTGTTGTTGATCGTGCCGCTGGTGTCGGCGATGTAGAAGTCGTCGACG